AAGTGTGATGCATTTGCGGCAAAGCCCCTTCCAACCTGCTCTGGATTCCAACGAGCCGTTTTCGGTTTTTTGGCTCTTGTGAAACACGCCTGCTACTAATAATCCTGTAACGTAATCAATAGCCATAAAAATAATTAACGTAACCAATGCAGCGTCCCATCCTCCGAAGAGAGAAGCAATCGCACTCCCTACCACTCCAACAATTGTACAGATTCCATGCTTCATCATAGCCTTATTCCTCCTGCTCGTAATCTTCGCCCGTGATTTCCTTGAAGTTTTCTGGACTAATCCATCCTTTTTCTACGGCATTTCGAACTCTCTTAATCTTCCAGAGTCCGTTGTCGTAGTAACCCTTCACCTGCTCAAATCTGCTCTTCTTCGCCATAGTTATGCTCCTCCTGTTCATCATCCTGCTCCATTTCAATATCTGCCATCATAGCCAGATACTCAATGTCACTGTTCGCCTTAATGACTTGTGCCTGCAATGCAGCGTTCTTCTGACGCTCCTTCACAAGCTGTTCTCTTGCACTAATAAATCCAAACATTTGCTTTCCCTCCACAAATTCTTATAATATTGATCCATACAGATAATAAGGTTGTGACAATTTCTCCTTGCCCTTTTGCTCGGAGACTTTCTTTTCTTGTTACTCTCATTACCTACATGGGCTTTCCAACTTTCATAACACCTGTCAACCTCTTCCTTCCTCATGTACCCTTGCTTCGCTCTACTTACCAACTTCCGCAGTTTCCTACGTTCGTGTGATAGCTTCTCAGGAAGCAATGTCATAACTACTTTTCCAGTCTTTACCAACCGAAAGCGAAAACCAAGAAACTTGATACCCTGAGTCACTTTGAAAAGCTGTGTTTTCTTCGGACTCAATTTCAAACCCCTTGAAGATATCCAAGCATCAATCTTTATCAAACACTCCTGCAAATAAGCCTTGTCCTCATGAACGATAATGAAATCATCGTTGTATCGGACGTAGTGTTTAATGTGAAGTTGCTCTTTTATAAAATGGTCAAAGTCATCTAAGACTGCTAACTGTATAAGCTGTGTCGTTTCTGAACCAAGCCCCATGCCTACCTCTGGATCATCACCCTGATTAAAGCTGTCAATGATCCTCTTAATTTCTCCGTTCGCCCATTCATCGTTGACCCTCTTTGTTACGGCTGAGTAAGCCAATTCATGAGAGGTACTACCGAAGAAATTCTTCAAATCTGCTTTGACTACCCATCCGTTTGTACCGTACTTTCGGTAAAACTTCTGTAGATGACAGATTAGCCTTTTCCTTGCAAACTCTGTACCTCTACCATCCTGACAGGCACAATTATCGTAGATGAAAGATTTTGTCATCTGATCGTAAAAGTAGTTGTCACATAGACTTCTCTGAAACACTCTGTCCTTGATTCTTGTACTTACAATGTCTCTTTCTTTAGGCTCATACACTTTGAACTGTGTATAGGCATCTAACTTATATGTACCATTCTCCACGCTCTCCTTTAGCTTATGTACATTAACCAAACCATTCTTTACATACCCGGCTACACTGTCTTTCCACATGACATTATGCCTGCAAGTCATCATAGCCCGGTACAGATTATCAAAGTCACAGACTTCATCTCTCACTTCGGATTCCATCATGTATATTTCTCCCGTAAATCATTGGTTGCTGTTTACAGTGATACTACCGTAAGGACGGCAATCACATCAGCACTCTGTTTTCGCCCTACTGTATTCAGGTCAGGGTGACGATTCCTTGTGTGAGTGCATTGATTTCAGCATATGCTTACTTTAATACGAGCGTTTCTCACAATCAGGGGCAACCCCATTCGTGTTGTTCGCATTGTTGTTGTTCAGATTACCATCCGTGTTCACATTGCGAACGTTGTTACCGTTCCCGGTGTTCGGGGTAAACACATATCTTACAATCGTCAACCTTATATCATTTACTTGTATCTATTTTCATCAGACCTCTTCCAGTTCCTAAGAAGGTTCTGGACGCTGACTACAAGTCCTGTCCAGTGATCCATCTTAGAACCTTCGATTCCGAAAGTACGGTAAGCAATATCCATCATGGTAAGCAAGGAATATGTCTGTGCCAAAGCCTGAACTTGATATCCTCTCCGTAATTCCCAGTCGGCTTTCCAATGTTCGGACTCAGGATTCACATACACTGAATTTGCCATATTGATAAGTCGGCTGATTTCCACCGCAGCATCCACAATCTTTGCTGTGATGCACCAACGGTATCTCTTCGGGAAGCAATTCTCATTACTGCAAATATGAATGGTATGTGTAGCCAACTCATTTGCTTTTGTAATTACTTCCAGTTTGGGTGTACCTCTCTTTGACTTCGGTACTGACATTTTCCTCACTCCTTTCCCACCCCTAACGGGGTGGATTTCTGATCTTAGATTACGTTACAAGCAGGGGCAACCCCATACGTGCCGTACGCATAGTTGCTGTTCAGAACTCCATCCGTGCTCACACCGCGAACGTCGCTACCGCCCCCGGTGTACGGGGTACGAAGCCACCACCACTGCGGGCTACCTCCACGGTATTTGATACGGTTCTTATCTGCTCCTGCGTTTGCACTTGTGTAATCAGAATAGTCCGAGTAGAACGGATAAGGCTCACCCTCTGTTACATTACTAACCTCATTACCTGCAAATACTTCACGTCTGGAAAGCAGGAAAAACTTATCCTTTGTAGTATCAGAACCGCCGCCATCAGTAACCGTATTACGACAAGTTACCTTTGTGGTCTTTCCGATAACTGCCAGAAAATCTGCATCCAATCCGTTCATGAAACCTGCTGTACTTGCGTTCCAAGACGGAGGTCTGTCAAACTTTGTCTGAGGTGTCCATACAGACCCGGCAGCTTTATCACTGTTAAGGTACTGTCTCATTGCAGATTCAACCCAGTTATTAGAACCGTATCTAATTCTGTGAGAATGGTTCATGCTGGTAGTCTTACCATCCGCAGTACCAAGGCTTGTACCACCTGTACCTTCGATAACACCTACAGTTTCAACAGCAGCGGTGTCAGTTCTACTCTTATAGGTGGAAACCTTTGTAGTAGAAGCCTGAGTATTCCAGTTCCAAGGGAAGGTAATCTGACCGCCTGCGGGTACTTCCTTTGTAAGAGTGAACTGGTAAGTCTTGCCACCACCATAAGTAGCGTCATAGCCTGCAAGCAGTGTAAAATTATAAGTTCCTGCTGCAAGTGCAGTCTCACAATAAAACAGTGCTTCTGGTGCATCATACTGAGTACCCTGTAAACAGTCATGAAGCTGTAAAGTCATACTGTGAGTGAACTGCTTGTCTGCCGGGGTATCAATGTCAAAACCGATAATATCCCACACCAGAGTTGTACTACCTCTCTGGCAGGTCAACTGATCTCCCACCGCAAATACCTTGCTTGCCAGTCCCTTACGGACAAGTGCCTGCACATCACTCCAAGATGTAGGTTTCAGGCTGCCGCCCTGTCCCGTTGCAATCGCAGCAAGGAACTGGTTCATAGTGTCCATTTTCTCAGCAAACGTATCATCTGAGAGAAAACCAAACTGATTGCTCATTGTTATCCTCCTTATCCTGTAACAACTTCGTCATACTCAAATACTGGCTTACCACCAATCACCTTGATTGAACCCTGATAAGTTTTTCCTGTATCATCATTGACGATCATCATAGTAACTGCCGCCTTTAGAGCTGAGTCCTTCGCGATATTACAATCACTGATCGCCTTAGCTGTATCAGTTTCACGCTTACTTTCAGCTTGTACTCTAGCATTCTCTGCACTTACACGCTTACTTTCAGCAGTTACACGAGCGCTCTCAGCGGAAGCTCTTGCCTGTTCACTTTTAACTCTTTCAGCTTCAACCGTTACTCGTGAACTTTCAGCCTGCGCTCTAGCAGTCTCGGCAGTTCCTCTCCTCTTCTCAGTATCTACTCGCGCAGACTCACTTGTAACTCGTGCCTGTTCTGTTTTCGCTCGGTTATTCTCTGCCGTCACACGAGCATTTTCAGCTTGTACTCTAGCATTCTCTGCACTTACACGCTTACTTTCAGCAGTTACACGAGCGCTCTCAGCGTCAACTCGTTTTGCTTCGATATCTTTAATTGCTTGTACGTCCGCAATAAGCTGAATTAAAACACCGCAATTATCATCTTCTGCAATATCAGAATCATCTGGTGCTGCGGCTTCTTGAACTTCCAACTCAAAAAGCGTTGTACTCAGCACTGTTGTATTGGCTGTAATGATTGAAATGTCACACTTTACTGTACCGTCAAGCTGCAACATCCATTGAGTCAGAGGAACCGTTACTGTACCATCCATATTAACTGTGCCTTCAAACGTTTTTGCAACTTCATCCTCACGTCTTGCGTTGATTACTGCTGTAGATGCTTTGTCCACTTTAATTCGTTCGCCGCTATTCAGCAGTGTAACTTTCAGAAAGCGGGACTGCTTATCGTACTGCTTCGCCACAATCGCAGCAAAACGGTTAAGCTGCGACACATCCACTTCGATCTCTTTAATGATTGTTGCCATTATTTACCACCTCCCTATAGTCCTACTTTTTCAAGCACTTGTCTAAGTGATACTTGTGTCCCATCCTGCTTTGTGATGGTTACATCATCTCGGAATAATGCTTTGAAAGCACAATCCAATGTATTTTCTAATGTTGCTTTCTGTCCAAATGCCACTCCTCTTCCACCGTGCAAAAAGTGCATTAAATAAATTGCAGTCGATACATAATCTATATAAGTAATGGTGCTAAACGCATCCCTCAAAACATATTCGACATCATACGAAAACTCTGTATTCAAATCACCACCACATACATTTGTGCCGGGTTTGATGATTTTTGCAGTTCCCCATGAGGACGTATCCGTTTTCTTATATCGTACTGTAATACTAACCGTGTTCAATCCTGTGCAAGTTGAATATTCTACGGCTGTTTCACTTAAAAAATAAGTTCCGTCATTATCAACCTCTCCTGATTTGGTACTTCGATTACTTTCAATCAGTGAAAATCTAGGAATATCATACGGTATAACATTCACTGTACAAGTTTTCGTACAGGTACGATTTCGACTATCTGTAATGGTAACGGTACATTGCAGTGAACCACTTTTGCTGATGGTCTGAATTGTAGGCAGGCTTGATGTACTGTAAGCCTGTTCCACATACTGATCATCTAACGCCAGTTTGATTTTCTTAACGGTTGCACCCTGACTTGCTGCACAAGCGATAGCCGAAATTC